TCCTGCTGCACGTCGATCTTGCGGGGCGTCCAGTCGCGGTGACGGATGACCCGGCCGACGCGGTAGACCAGCGGGTCCGGTGCCATGGCGTCCAGCAGGGCGACGACCAGCAGCGCGGTCGAGGTCACCTGATCCACGGTCATGCCCTTGTCGCTGCCGTCGATCTTGGGGGAGGTGCCGAGGGACTCGATCTCGATGCCGTAGGTGCGGCTGTTGGCCGAATCCCGGCCAAGGGTCACCGTCTTGGTGACCTTCCACGGGCCGCCCTGACCGGCGTGGTACGCGCCGGAGCCGCTGACCACTTGGACCATGCCGTCACGGTCCACAAGGAAGTGGCAGGCCCGCACGGGCGCGTAAGGGTTGCCGGACACGATGTAGCGCAGCGAGTCTCGGCCCGCGGTGTGATGCAGGATCACGCCCTGCATGTCATTGCGGCCCTTGTAGGGGTCGATGGCCGGAGAGTCCCAGCCCTTGACCAGCCGGTAGGGCACCGCGTACTTGTCGAGCTTGGACCGCAGCCTGCTCGGGGAGACCTTCATTCGGCTGCATCCTCAGGCTCGGGCTGGGCCGCCTCGGGTGTCACGTTGGCGGCGGCCATGCCGCCCATGAACACCGCGTAGAGCAGGCCGAGGATCGCTGGGGCAATGGAGTCCTCAAGCCAGCCGAAGGCGACCAGCACGGGCACGAGCGCGATGCCGACGGCGTACAGCCAGCGTCGGTACTTGGCGGGAATGGCGGGCATGCTGCCTCCTCATGCAGAAAAGCCCCCGCCAGGTGGCGGGGGCTGCGGCGTGGTGCGTCAGTACGTTCGGACGAGCGTGAAGATGAGCGCCCCGGCCGCAATCGCGGTTGCCGCACCGGGGATCGCCCACACCTTGCGCTGAAGCTCGGACACCTGCTCGCGCAAGGCCTTGATGTCGGTCTCCAGGTCGCCGAACCGGCGACCGAAGTCCTCCTCGGCCTCGATCACGCGCAGCCGCTCCTCATGGTCGGACAGCTGCTTGGCCTGCGACTCCTGCGCTGAGGCCATCTGCGTCACCGTCCTGTCTACCTTGAGCAGCAGGTCGTACATCTGCTGCGGCGTGATCTCGACGTTGGGCATGTCGGCTCCTGAGGGCGCAGGGTTCGGGGGAACTAGGCGGCAGGGTCGGACTCGACAGGCTCCGGCCCGACGAACTCGTCGGCCTCGGCGTCGTAGCGGTCGCCGATCCCTGCGTACTTGCCGCGACGTGCGCCGAGGTAGCTGGTGTCCAGCCACGTCCCCGGCAGGCCGATGCCGTTGCAGTAGGCCGTGATGAGTGCGTCGTCGTCATTCTCCTGGCGAGGGATGACGATGACCTGCGTCACGACACCGTTCTCGACCTTCGCTGCGTGCGCGTTCTCTGAAGCCATGATGATCCTTCCTAAGAGTTGTCAGGGATTAGGCGGTGCGCCAAGCGACGATGACGACGCCGGACCCGCCGTTGCCGCCGATGCGGCCAGCGCCACCACCGCCAGCGCCACCACCGCCGCCGCCGGTGTTTGCCGTTCCTGCGGTGCCGTTAGTCGAGGAGCCGCCACCAGCGCCGCCGCCGCCGCTGGCGGTTCCTCCAGTGCCGCTTGAGCCACCACCGCCGCCGCCGCCAGCACGAGTCACGGCCGAGCCAGTGATTGAGGAACTCTGACCAGCGCCGCCAGCACTGCCGTTGTTGTTGCCAGCCCCTGAGCCATCGACACCAGCGCCGCCAGCGCCGCCGCCGCCGTTGCCGCCAATCCTGCTGCCTAGTCCCGCATTGGTGCCTCCGGCATTGCCAAAGTCCGTGATGCCTGTGCCTGACGCGCCAAAGTAGCCTGCGCCGCCGCCCGAGCCGCCATTGCGTCCGGCCGGTGGCTCGCCACCACCGCCGCCGCCACCGGGCAGCAGATTCAAGGCCAAACGTGACACGTTGCCGTCGCTGCCCTGTGCCTGAGAGTTGCCGGCGCCACCGCCACCAACGGTTACCGTCTGTGTGCCTGCGGTCAGGTATATCTGCCCCGCCAAGTACGCACCAGCGCCGCCGCCGCCACCACCGGAGCCGTTGCCTGATGTGGTGGCACCACCACCGGCACCCCCACCGACCACCAGCACGTCAGCAAAGCCCGCAGCGTTGACGGTCAGCGTGCCCGACGCCGTGAAAGTGACGTAGGAGTAGCTCGCCCCGCCGCTGGTGTAGGAACCCGTCGCGGTGTTGCCGATGCTGGCCGCGCCAGCGACCGGGGTGTACGGGCGAGCCGAGCGCACGATGACGACGCCGGAACCGCCTGCTCCACCGTCACCGGCCTGACCGCCACCGCCACCGCCACCTGTGTTTGCTGAACCGCTTTGCGCAGCAGTACCTGAGCCCTTCTGGCCGTTACCACCGCCGCCAGAGCCACCGGTCCCGGCAGATCCAGAACTACTGGTCCCGGTAGCGCCACCGCCACCACCAGCGTAAGTCACTGACGTTCCCGTGATGGAGGAAGCTAGTCCAGCGCCACCATTACCACCGGAGACACCCTGTACGGCGGCAGCACCGGCCGCACTTGCGCCACCGCCGCCACCGCCGCCCTGCGAGTTATCGTCACCACCAGCGGCACAGCCGTTCCCGCCATTGTTGCCTTGGCCCGATGTGCCAGACCCGCCAGCGTTTCCACCTGTTGAGTCGGGATCGCCACCACCGCCGCCAGAGCCACCCAAGATGCCATTGCCAGCGTAGGCGCGGTTAGAGCCGCCGCCGCCGCCGCCGAAGGCGAAGAGTGAGCCTGCGCGTGATGCTGTTCCATTCAGTCCGCTGGTTTGTGCTGTGGCTCCGGCTCCGCCCGCGCCCACCGTGATGGTGACGGTTCCAGAAGAAAAGTAGTGATTGGTTACTGATAGACAGCCACCCGCACCACCTCCACCTGCAACGAGCTCGCCGCCGCCACCGCCGCCGCCAACCACCAGCACATCAACCAGCCCTGCCGTTGAGACATTGAGCGTGGAGCTGGAATTGAAGACCCAGTAATCGAAGGTGATGCCGCCCGAGGTGTAGTTCCCGGTGGGGGTGTTGGAGATCGCGGCACCAGCGAGCGCGCCAGCAAGGGCTGTCCAGTCGCTGCCGTCGTAGAACTCGACCGCATCATCGTCGGACAGGTAGGTGACCATGCCCTCGGTGGGCGAGGGGATCGCCGAGCTGCGAGCGGCCGACGACGCGAACACCATGACGGACTGATCCATCAGGTAGTCCTGCACGTCGTCAGCCGTCAGGACCTCGCCCGTCGTGAAGTTCTTGTACCCGCCACCAGCCATCAGATCGCCTTCCACTCGGTGCCGTCGTAGTAGTAGAGGCCAGCAGAGCCACCGGTCGCGGTGCCTGCGTAGATCACCATGCCCTCGGCCACGGCAGTGCCGATGGCCGAGCCTGCGGCAGCGGTGCCAGCCGGGAAGCACATCACCTTCTGGTGCATCAGGTAGGTGTCGAGGAAGTCAGGCTCGGTCACCCGGTCACCTGGCGCGAACACCTTGCGGCCTGCTCCAGCCATCACAGCCCCATTCCGTAGCTTGAACCGATGACGCCGAACACCGCGTGGCCGAGGCTGAAGGACGGCGTGGCCTGCGAGAACTCCAGCGTCACCTCATGGCGCGCAGGCGTGATCGAGTGCGCGATCCTGTCAATGCGGGCGTACTGCACGATGGGCGCGCCCACGCTCGGGGTGTGCGTCACCTTCACGGCGTCGGTGATGTCGAGGGCGCACACGTCCTCACGCTGGGCCGTGCTCAGGCCATCCATGAGGATGGTCAGGCCGGTCAGGCGGAAGGTGGGCTGCTGGTAGATCGTCAGCAGGTAGTCGGCAAGCGCCTGCGTGGCGGTGTCGCTGCCGTGCAGGTAGCCCGAGGCCGAGAACTCGGCGATGCCGTACTCGGCCTGCGAGGCGGTGCCCGAGGCGATGGCCGTGCCACCGCCGTTGCGGGTCAGGGTGATCTGGTTGTAGAGCAGGTCCGAGCCGTAGCCCACGGTAATCGCCGAGTAGGGGATCGCGGTGCCGCCGAACTCCAGAGACTCGGTGAAGGACTGCACTGAGTCGCGGTCGCGGTACGCGACCCGTCCCTGCCGGTCCATGAACAGCGCGCCGTACTCGGTCTGCGCCACGGTCTGCAGGTACTCCAGCACGTTGACGTTGTCGCCGACGACATCGGCCTGCAGGGTGACCTGACCGGTGTCCAGATCGCGCTTGGATGTCGGCCAGTCGATCTCGGTGAGCACCGAGCCCACGCGCGTACCGGACAGCTCTGGCGACTGCGTGCCTGCTGTCACCTTGCCCTGTGCGACGACCAGGAAGCCGTCAGCGCAGGCCGCCGTGGTGGTGGAGTCGTCGAGGGTGAAGTCGAGGTCCCAGTCCTCCACCAGCCCGGTGAAGATGGGGTGGCCCTGCGCGGCGATGACCACGTTGCGGCGAGGCTTGATGCTGGAGGCATACGGGCTGACGGCCGTGCCGGCAGTGGGGTCGAACAGGCGCGCCCGGTTGTCGAGCACGATGGACGCGCTGCCGGTCTGCACCTTGTCCAGCTGCCGGGACCGGCCACGGGACACCGACACGCTGCGGACGTACTGCGTCACGTCCGTCAGGGCCTGATCGCCGCCGAGGGTGTACAGCGTGGAGCCGATGACGCCACGGCCGGAGTCCCCGAGGACGAAGAAGTTGGTGTCGGCACTGGCCCCAGCATCGAAGGCAAACTGGACCTGCAGCGTCACGACGCCACCGCCAGCGGCAGCGGGCCGTTGCGCCGCGAGTAGGCCTTGAGTGCGTCCACCACCTGGCGGCCGACCTCGGCACCATCGGTGCCCATGCCTGCGTTGACGTTGATGACGACTGAGCCACCGACCCCGCTGCCACCACCTGACCGAAGGTCATGGTTGGGCACGATGGTGCCCGACACGTTCGGCACGAACAGCTCAGGGCCGCGCTCACCGACGATGTAGGGCGAGCCACCCATCACAGGGCCGCCAGCGGCTCGGGCTCCCACCGGCGGGGTGTTGACCGCCCGGTACTCGACCTCGACAGTGACCCGGGACTTGAGCTTGGACGCCACCCACTTCTGGAAGTCCTCGGCTTCTTCCTTGATCTTCTGGCGAGCGCTGCTGAGCATCGACACCGCCGACTCATCGCCGACCTGCGCGAACGCCAGCGCCATCGGCTCTCCGAGGGCAGTCTTGGTGAAAGTACTGAGCTCGTTGTAGTTCTTCGTCAACTGCTCAACCTGCGCCGGATTGTTGGCCAAGTAGTTGGCCAGCGCGATGGCGCCCTTGGGGTCAGTTGAAGTCAGCGAGATGAGCTGCTGCGCGAGGGCTTCGGGGACCTTGGTTGCAATCGCAGCCACGGCCTCGACGGCCTTCCTCTGGTTCTCCACGCCACCGAACAGCGACTCAACGATCTGCTCGGGCGTGAGCGCCTTGCCCTCGGCGTCCTTGGTGCCAATCTGAATGCCACCAAGGATGGTGTCGACGACGGACTTGGAGTAGGAGTCAAGGCTGGCCTGCGCTTGGTTGATGATCTGCTGCTGCTCGGTGACGATGCCTCGGAACACGTCCAGCCGTGACCGGAACTTCTCAGCCAGGGCGCTGCTCATCTCGTCGCCCTTGGTGGACAGCGTTACCCGCAAGCCCTCAACGTCGGCCGTGATCGAGCTGGTCGTGGCGCGCCACTCGCGGCGCAGCTCGGCGACCTTCTCTACCTGCTCCTTGGCTGCCGAGCCGCCACCGCGAGCAGAACGCGACACGCCCTCAAGCCCTTCGCGGATCTCCTTGAGTCGCTCGGCGGTCAGGTCGGCGCCCTTAGTGACGCCCTCGGCAATTGCCGAGGTGACCGTGCCCGAGGTCGTCGTCATGTCACGGGACTGACGCTGAGCCTCAACAATGGCCGTCCACATGTCGATGTAGGACTTCGCCGCAGTGCTGGCTGCGTCAGCCGCGTCGTAGGTCTTGTCGGTGACCGAGGGGAGAGTCTTGCCCAGAGACAGGGCCGAGGCCACTGTGCCCGAGATGGCGTTGGTTGCAGCCCGGCCGCCGCCTGCGGCAGCCTGCAGGGACTGCGCGTACATGTTATTGGCGTTGCGGGCGTTGCCCACGACCTGCACGCCCTCAAGGATCTTGCCGTTCACCGTGGCCGTGGAGGTCGAGACCTTCGTCTGCTCCTGCAGCACGCGGAACCAGGCATCACCGAGCATGTAGACGCCCGTGGCGAGCGCCACCACGGGAATGGCCCGCATGGCCGTCGCCAGAGCGAGCGAAGCAGCACGGGCCGCAAGGGCGCTGGCAACATAGGCGTTGACCGCCACCGTCTTGGCCGCGAACGCGATGGTGTTGAACGTCAGCACGCCGCGCTGAACCAGCAGCGACGCAGTCAGAGCCCCTACGGCCACCACTGCCACGCGCAGCACGCCCGCGTTGTCGGACACCGCCGTGCTGAAGTTGGTGATGAACGAGGTCAGCCCACGAATCGCCGGGATCAGCGCCGTCATCAAGGCGTTCAGCAGCGGCATGATCGCCAGCCCGAGGGCCTCCTGCATGTTCTTCATCAGGACGTTGAACTTGTCGGCGCTGGTCGCAGTCGCACCGGCGACGCCACCGACCTGCGACTCAACCTCGCCGAGGATGACCTTCTGCGCCGCCAGCAGGTCACCGGACTCAATCAGGGCCTTGATCTGGTCCTTCTGCGACTGCGTGAACGTCACACCGGCACGACTGAGGGCAGTCATGCCAGCAACGGGGTCGTTGAGGGCCTTGCCGAGCATCTTTGCTGCCGACTCGGCATCGCCGAATCCAGCAGCGGCCAGATCCTGAGCAGCCATGACGGTGCGGTCGAACACCGCGTTCAGGCCGATGCCCTCGTTCTTGACGTTCTTGAACGTCAGGATCAGGTTGGCCGATGACTGGATCAGCTCGTCATCCACGCCGATCAGTTCGCTGATGCGGTTGGCCAGATCGCCGACCTGCTGCGCGGTGACCTTGGCAGCGCCACCGGTGGACTGGATGATCTGCGCCGTGGCGGCGGTGGCCTTGATGGATTCCTGCGCCTCGGCGAACGAGTCGCGCATAAAGTCAGCAACCGCCTGGACGCCAGCAAAGCCCACGCCGAGAGCAGCACCGAGGCCGAGCGCACCCTTGGCCAGTCCAGCGAAGGACGTGGTGGTGTCCCCGCTGCCCTTCTTCAGGGACTCTAGGTCTCTCTGGGCTTTGCGGATGTCCTTGTCGTCGTAGTCGCCATAGATGTGGACTCTGATGCCGTCACGCGCCATTACAGGCCCACCTTCCTCGCCGCGTCCATCACAGCGTTCTCAATGGCTCGACGGGCGCTCTTGATCCCGGCGTAGTACGACGGATAGAGAATCCGCGGGTATCGGTCCTTGCCGAACCGGTTGATCAGGTTCTGGTTGAACGTGTACGAACCGCCACGCCCTGACCTCGATGTCGAGTTCTTGGACCCGGCCAACTCAAAGATGCTGGCGGCCGGATCCATGTTGACGACCTGCACGCCGAACGCCGTCACGCGACCGCGTGCGCGCACTCGGTAGTTGCGCACCTTGATCTGCTTGCTAGCGCGGGCAGCGTCGTAGTTGATCTGGCGACCAGCGTCACGGTCCTGCTCTTGCCACGACTTGGCCCAATTGGACAACGGAACTCCAACTGAGGCGACGCGCGCACGGGCGTTGTAGGCCACGTCGTTGGCTCCGCGACGCAGCTGTGCCTTGAGTTCCTTGGACACGTCCTTGTCGAACTTCTCCAACCGGTTGATGAAGGCGGCGATGTCGTGCTCGAACTCGACCTGATACATCACCGCCGCCCTTCCTTGCTGGCCTTCTGGAGCTGGATCTGACGCCAGGTCAGGTATCTGTACATCGTGGCGAGCATGCGAGGCGAGAGCCGGTCAAGCTCGTCGGGCAGCACTCGCCATTCGTAGGCGAGGTGAACCATCAGCCAGTGGGCTGACTGCTCTCCAAAGGGACGATGTCGCCCTGCTGCTCACCGAACACGATGCCGCTGACCTTCTCGGTCCACGGGTCGAAGGCGTCGGCCGTCTTGCTTTGACGATGCAGGGCGGTCCATGCCAGCCACAGCATCCACTCCACGCGCGGCGAGTCCGCGAACACCGTCATCGGCTTGTCGAAGTGCCGCTCGAATGCGATGAGATCGGGGGCGGCGGCAACCACCGCCGCCTCCGATCCATCGTCGTACTCAACCTTGAGAGCGATCCGCATCATGGGACTACCCCTTTCACAGGGTCACAGGTAGGAGCCCCCGAGATCGGAGGCGCAGGAGGGTGGAGCAGGTGGAACTAGGCGGTGGCGCGGGTGACAGCGCCCGAGATCGGGAAGCTGTAGGACGCGGTCGCCAGGTCGCCGACAGCGCCGTCGACCGGGGTGTAGCTGGTAACCGCGACGGCGAAGCTGAAGGACGGGTTGGTGGCGCTGACGGCCGCCGTGCCGCCGGGGATGACCGTGACGGCAGCGGTGCCAGCCTCGAACGCGGTGTAGATCACCGAGTCGATTGCCGAGGACGCGAAGTCCTGATGGATCTCCATGTCGAACGTGCCGGACTTCAGCCCCGTGACGCGCGAGCGCCAGCCGGACCCACCGAAGGCCGTGGTCTCCACGTCATCGGACTCCAGCGAGATGGTCACGGACGCGACGGAGGTCGTGACCGTGGACCCGGCGAACACAACCACCGGGTTAGTGAGGACGAACTTGGCCATGGTGGCTCCTTATGCGTAGACCGTGACCACGAATTCCGCGGTCAGGTAGGTGTTTTCTGCAATGGACATGGGTCCCACGTTCCGCATGTCCGTCACTCGGCAGGTGCTGGCAGCACCGCCGAGAGTCCTGTCGGCCTCAATGGCCGTCTTGATGCTGCCCGCGCCCGAGGGGTTGGCGTAGCCGTCGAGCGACGCCTGCGCGGTGCGCTCCGAGAGCCGACCGACCATGACGAGGATGGTGAACTCGTAGGTGTCGAGCCCGCGACCCATCGCGGTGTCGTAGGTGACAGTCGGCGGCATGACGATGGCAACGGGGGGCTTGGGATCGTCCGGCACGGTGGCAGCAGTGCGCAGGCCGGAGATGGTGCCCAGGCGCGTGGCCAGCCCGGTGCGGATCGCGGAGATGCTGGTCATGCGATGCCGACCGCGCTCTTGCGGTAGGGGCGCAGCAGCGCCTCGACATCAGGGTCCATCCGCGTGACGCGCATGCCGCCCAGCTCGCTGAACGTGATGCCCAGCGGGGAGTCGTAGCGCTTGAACTGGCGCAGGCTCATGATCAGGCAGGCCTGCTTCACGGCAGTCGGCACGGCCGTGCCGAAGCCGAACACGCCGGTCACCTTCACGCCGACCTCGGGGTCGACCGGGAACAGGTAGTCACCGACAGCGCGGATGCGCGTGGTCGGGAATGACAGCCCGCTGGCGGTGCGGTTCAGGGGCTCAAGCTGGTAGTCGCTGGTCTGCCACGTCTGGTCAAACACGCCGTCGAGGTCGCTGGCAGTCTCCAGCGTGATGGTCGCGCTGGCGATGTCGTCCACGTCCAGCCAGTAGTGATCGGAGGCGGCGTAGTAGCGCACCTCTGTGCCGGCGGTGTAGAACCGGCGCTCGGCGTACCCGTCGATCAGCCGCGAGGATGCCTCGATGCTGGCTTCCAGCAGGGTGTCGTCAACAGAGTCGGTGATGCGGGCCGCAGCCTTCACCTCGGACAGGGTCACATAGCCGTTGGTAATTGCCACGGCTCCTCCTGGGGTGTCGAAGTTTCGGTGGGCTGCTGCGCTTCTAGGTGCAGGTCAGCGCAGTGCATGCCGCACACCGCGCACAGTCCGGTCACTAGTTGATGCTCACTGTCGGGCCTCGGAAGGCGTGGCCCTCCAAAGCGAAGTTGGCGAACGGGTTGAGGCTCATCACGCTGACCCCGTCGTGGCGCAGCCGTGCTGCCACCTGGCGCAGCGAGGACTCCCACACGTCCAGCGGGAACGTGCCGGGCGCGTAGGTGCTGAAGTTGATCTCGTCATCAAGGCGCCCGCAGTCCGCGCCCGCGAGCACGATGTGCGCGGCGCCGAGGTAGGCAGCGAAGTGCATGGTCATGTGCAGGCTCGTCGGCCCGACGACCAGATGGTCGGGATCGGTCGGCCAGTGCTGGTCAGTGTTGAAAGACGAGTACTGCTGCGAGGCTGTCTCGGCGAAGTAGATGCACGGCGCCTGCGGCGGATCAGGGATCGCAGCCGGACCGCCTTGGTCGACCACGGGGGTGATGACCGGCAGGTCAGGGCGCGAGGCTGCCAGCACAGCTGCGTCGCAGTGGTAGTGCGTGACCGAGTAGTAGTCGTCCAGCCCGAGGCGTGAACCGACGAAGTTGGTGCAGACCACAAGCTTGCCGTCCCAGAACCCGCGCGGGACGTGATTGAGGCTGGCGCCCGAACCGATCACCCATGCGGTCTGGCCGCTGTGGCGGCCCCTGTAGTCCTGCAGGGTGTTCAGCAAGGCGGTCAGTCCCATGACTGCTCCCGACGCCGCTTGAGGCTCCAGCGCCCCTCGGTCAGATCGCCCCGAAACTGCTTGGCGGCGTGGTAGGCCGCGTTGGCTGGGAAGGTGCGATCATTGGCGCCCCTGTAGCCCGACTGCAGCGTTGATGAGCCTCGGTGCTCTACCGGTATCTCGGACTGGATGACAGGCGCTCCAGCGGCCTCACAGCGCCGCTGGTAGTCGGTGTCCTCCCAGTAGGCCGGATGGAAGGCCTCGTCGAACAGGCCGACCGACCTGACCACGTCCTCACCGATGGTGAACGCGCTCCACGGTGGCGAGGCCATCGACAGTCGCAGGACGCGGGAGGCGTCCTCGGTGTCGAACTGCGCCAGCGATCCGGCAGGCCAGGTCACGTCGTAGTTGGCGATGAGCCACCACGGCGCGAACGGCGTCATCTTGATGCCAAGGTTCCAGCTCGTGGCCACGCCAAGATTGCTGGGCGACCTGACGAGGTACGCGCTGCGCGCCCAGTCACGCTGGGCGAAGTCACCGGGCAGGCAGTGCCCGTTGTCGATGACGACGAGCGTGCCGACCTCACAGTCGATCGTGCCGAGCATCTGGTCAAGCAGGTCAGCGCCGGTCAGGATCGGCACGATCATGGCCGGGATCACGACGCGAGCCCCTTGAGCAGCGGCCGCCAGCCGGTGGTGTAGAGCCGGTCGGCGTCGTAGTGCGCACAGATGTGCGCACGCGAACCCGGCGAGCGTCGCCGGTCGGAGTAGGACTGCTGCAACGCGTCAACGATGTCGTGCACGCTGGGGACCGAGAACCATGCCGTCTGCGCCGGGTCCCACAGTGGCTGGCCGCTGACCTTCCAGCCGTCGCTGACCAGCTCGGGCTGGGCGGTGAAGTCCTGGACGATGCTGCGGGTCTCGCATGAGGCCGCCTCGGCCACCGTCAAGCCGTAGCCCTCGCCCAGCGTAGGAGCCATAAGGACATCTGTTCCACTGTAGATCGCGGCCATCGCCTCATCAGGGATGCTCAGGCGGTACTGGTACTGGTTGACGATGCTGACGCGATCCATCGGTGCGCCGACCGCTTCCAGTAGCGGCATCAGCGGGATGCCGCCCATGGCGCCGCCGGTCTCGGTGTGCAGGTACAGCCAGGCGTCGGGTTTGTCTTGGGCGAACATCGCCCACGCCATGAGCTGCTCGGCGAAGGCCTTGCGCACGGGCGAGGTGCCCTTGTTCGCGTTCACGATGCTGGTGACGTGCGCGTCTTCCGGCACGCGCATCAGTTCGCGGCCGGTGCGCTCACGGCCGCTGGCGTCAGTCGTACTCGGCGTCGGCTTGTAGAGCGAGGTCTCAATGCCGTGCGGGATGCAGTGATGCTCAATCCCGGCCTTGGCCAGTTGGTCGGCGCCGTAGTGGCTCATGGCCACCGGGGTGACGTTGGGCCGCCGGCACCAGTCGGCGACCTTGGGCGGCACAGGCAGGTGGTCGATGGGCACCCACGACACGACGGGCATGTCGAGCTTGTCCCACGATGGATGCTGCGCGAACACCCATACGTCGTACAGGGTCAGCACGATGGGCGTGGCGTCAGGATGCTGACGCGCCCAGTCCTTGGCGTAGGCGACGACGATGTCGTTGCTGTAGGCGTCGAAGCCCTTGGGTAGGACCTCGATGCCCTCCCACGTCGTCTGCGTGGCTTCCAGCCCGTAGTTGGCGGCGATGGCGACATGGTGGCCGTCATCGCGCATGCGCAGCGCAAGCTGCTTGATCTGTGTTCCGTACCCCGTCGGCGCCCAAGGGGCGTTGCTGACGGCAAGCACGGCGAGCTTGTTGGGCACAGGTGTCTCCGCAGGATGGTGCGCAGGAATTCGCAGGGGAACCCGAGGGGGCGCTGTCCTGCGCCCAGCGCCCCCTCGGGGGTCATTCGCCCTAAGGGCTAGGCCGCGTTGCCGACGAAGTACTTGATCGCCGCCGACTGGCCGATGTCGCCCCAGACGCGGATGGTGGCGCGGATGCCGACCTCATCGGACGCGAAGTACGCGTCGTCCGAGCGTGCGATCTCCAGGCCGCCAGCCACGCGGACCATGTAGTTGCGCAGCCCGCCGAACAGCACCGACTTCGCACCGAGGGCCGTGGCGACCACATCGGGGTTGTCGTAGATCGGCGCGCCGAGCAGCTGGTCGGGAGCACCGACCGTGGCCGCCGGAGCGAACAGGTACGAACCGTTGCCGTCCTTGAGCTTGCGGACAGCGCCGATGGTGGAGCGCCGCATCAGCCAGCCAGCACCGTTGCGGACGTACGCGCCGTCCACGGAGTGAGCCAGGTCGATGAGGTTGTCGGCCGTGAAGGCGCCGGCAACACCGGTGCCGCCCGTGACACCCGAGCCAGCGGCGGTCACGATGCCGTTCGGCTGAACCGCATTGCCCGTGCCGATGGTCAGCAGGCTGTTCACCTTGACACCGAGCGCGATGCCGAGGTCCTCAGCAAGGAAGGCCTCGATGTCGACGCCCTCGTCGGCGAGCAGCTCGCGGCTGACCTTGGTCAGCACGGCGACCTTCTGCGCCTTCATCGTGACGGTGGTGAACGTCGGATCGAGAGCCGTGATCTCGGTGCCCTCGGCAATGGCGGTTGCGGCCGGGCGAGTCGCCTGGACCGGAACCTCAAGGTCGTTGCCGCCAGCGGTGTTGATGACGCGCACGACGTTCGGATCGGTCATCGGGCCGACCGTGGTCATGATGCGCTGGATCTCGCCCAGGAAGTCAGTCGGCACGAGTGCCGCATCGTCGCTGGTGTTGAGGTCGCGGCGCTCGAACTTGATCGAGCGAACCTCACCGTTGAGCAGCGAGCGCAGCTGGTCGGCTGCAGTCTCGGGCTTGACCTCGCGGATGGCGCGAACCTCGGGGGCGCGCTCCATCGCGGACTCGATCTCGGCCGCACGCTGCTCGGCAGCCTGCAGGTCCTTGATCTTCACGCCGCGCTCGTCGATGTCAGCCATCATGCGGGCGTAGGACTGCTCCTCCTCGGACGACAGCTCGCGCTTCTCTGCGGCAGCCGCGTCGAGGAGGCTCTTGGCAGCGTGCCACGCCTGCTGGCGGGCCTCAATCTGCTGCTTGAGGTACTCCATGGTGTTGTCCTTTCTGGACAGTGAGAGGGAAATGCGCAGGGGGTTACGGCGTCGCGGCTCCGCGACAACAACCCCGGCGCGGCTCCGCGCACGGGGTGGACTTGGGGGTGGCCTAGACCTGCTTGGCCAGAAGGTCAATCTGCTTCGACAAGATTGACAGCGGCACGACCAGTTCAGGCTCGGCATCACCTGCGGGCCGTGAGCGGTCAACCACCTGCATGAGCACGTCGGCCTGCGCGTCGGACAGCTCGGCGCCGGACTCCAGCGCGCTGATCGCATCGGCGAGCGCCTCGGCGTCAGTCTCGGTGCGGTACGCGAGCGCGCGCAGGTTGCGCACGCTGGCCGTTGTGCTGGGGTACGCCGCTGTTCCCGTGACTACGGACACTTCATGCAACCGGACTTCCTTGAGTGTGCGGTCCTGGCCGTCAGCGCTCCACGCATCCTTGACCGTGGAGAAGCCAAAGCTCATCGTGCGCACGTCGCCCCGCTTGATCGAGGCCGACAGGTCGCGCGCGTAAGTGGTGTCCGGCAGGTCGATCTCAACGTAGCCACCATCGGGGCGGTCCTCAATGCGCAGCGTCTTGGCGCGCGTGGAGCCGATGACAAGGCGCTCGTCGTGGTTGACGTAGGCGCGCACGTCATTGCGAGACTTGAGGGTGCGTGTGAACGCACCGGGCGCGATGCGCTCAGTGAAGGGCAAGGGCAGGCTGGGGGAGTCGTACCGCCAGGCGTAACCGGCGAAGCTCATACCGTCGCCGGTCGACGAGGCGCGCAACTCCAGTGGTTCAGAGTCCAGCGACCTGATCTCGATGTCACTCATCGCATTACCTTCCTGTCTCGCTAGAACGCGTCCAGCGCGAGAAGCTCGTCTTCAGCCGCTTGCCTGCGCCACATGCGCAGCACGTCATCGCTGGGCCACCGGATGCCGCTACACGTCCCTGTCGCGGCCACTGAGCCCCTGACGGAGCCGCTGTGGCCACAGACACCAGACACGCGCCCAGAGCCCACAGACAGCCCAGCAACGCGACCCGCCAGGCTTAGTGCTGGACGTGGCCGAGGCCTTGTCGCGGGATAGACACCGCCACCGGACATCGGCGGCAGTGGCGGGTTAGGCGGCGTCGGCGTCGGCGTCGAGCCCGTTGCCGTGCCAGTCGACTCGCTGGTGCCTGAGGTTGAGCCCGTCAGGCTTGGCGAACCCGCCAGCGATGCACTGGTGGTCGAACTGCCCTCAGCGGCGCCTTGGAGAGCGGGTGAGCCCGTCGCCGATCCCGTCGAGGTCGACGAGCCGGAGATGACGCCCTGGTCGCCCTCGACGCCGGTGACCGAGCCGGCAGATGTCACCGCACCGGTGGCCGAGCCGGACAGGCCCGGCGAACCGGCGGCCGTGCCACTGGTCGATGTCGACCCGCTGGCCGAACCGCTGAACCCCTGCGCACCAGCGACCGAGCCGGTCGTGGTCGAGGTGGCATCCACGAACCCGGTGCCGAAGCCACCGAGCACATTGACGCCGATGACGCCCAGCGTGGCGCTGTTCAGCGTGAACAGGCCCGCCATGGTCAGCTCACAGACTCAGACAGGTTCCCTGCCGAGATGGTGTAGGTGCCAGCCGTGGCGTAGGTCTGCGAGGCGTCCAGCGCCCGCGAGCCGTAGAACGTGCCGCCCGAGGACGCCGACCAGTAGCCCAGGTGCGTGATCGTGGTGGACCCGGGAACGTCGAAGACGATGTTGGAGCCGTTGGTCACGTTGCCGTTGGAGGCCGAGCCCCACGCAGCACTCTCGCGCGTGTAGGACCCGCCAGTGACCTCGCTGGCGCCGTTGGTGCTGGGGTCAGCGGTGTGCAAGGACACATGCGTGGCTGAGGCGGCAAAGCCGTTCAGCATCAGGTTGCGGCCCGCTGCGACAAGTCCGGCCATCTCTACTCCTCGATGATCGCCGTGATGTTGCCGTCGTCGTCGCGCTCAACGCGCTTGGATCGGGCAGCAGACTCGGGCATGGACACATTGACAACCGGCGCAGGCATCTGCGAGATGGCGCCCGAGATCGCGGCAGCGATCTCCTCAGGGTCGACCGACCGGCTGGCGGGGTACTCGTTGGACGTGTCAGCGGCCGTGGGGTCAGCGTTGACCTCGGCCTGCGCGGCAGCGTTCTGCAGCTGCACGCTGGGCAGGCCAGTGTGCGGCACGACCGGCAGGCCGAGCGCGGACATAACCTGCTCAGGGGCAAAGCCCACGTTGATCAGCTTCGTGGCCATGCCGACCAGCAGGTCCTGCTCCACCACGTTCGCAGCCGACAGGTTCACATTCGCCAGCGGCACCCGGTACACGTCGCCGCCATCGACGGGGCGCATGTCCTCCAGCCGGTGGATGTCGTTGATGCTCAGGAAGCCCGCTTGGATGCCCTGGCTGTACGCCGCATAGCGGTCCTGCAGAGATGCGCGCAGCAGGCCGTCCACGTTGAACTTCACGAACACGTCGCCGGGCAGCAGACGCGACAGGTGCGCCTCAATGGCCGTCAGGTACGGCAGCAGCGTGAACGTGACGAACTGGATGGCGTCCTGCTCGCGCGAGGCGTAGGACATCGTGCCCGGCTTCGTGGACTGCAGCATCGCGGGAGGGATGCGGAAGATTCGTGCGACTTCCTCGACCGCGAACTCACGCGCCTGCAGCGCCTGGGCCTTGTCAGGATCAACCGAGGTCTGCTGCCACTTCGCACCACCGGACAGGATGCCCGGCCGGTGAGCCTTGCGCAGTCCGCGGTGCCCGCTCTCCCACGCATCCTGCAAGCCCTGCGCCTGCTCGCGCGTCATCTCGCCGGGCACCTCGATGATGCCGGCAGCACTCGACCCGTTGCCGAAGAACGTGGCCGACCAGTCGGTCAGCGCCTTCGTCAGGCCGAAGGTCTCGCGCATCTCGTCAACGCGCCCCGAGCCCTTGATCGAGCCGGGCCGGATCAGCTCAGCGTCGTAGATCATGTCCGGCGCATTCACGGTGTACGCGCCATGGTCAACGACGTAGAACACCTGCCCAGCCGCGTTGCGCTTGGGCTCGACCCGCTGCGGGTCCAGCGCACTGAAACCGACGATGTCGCCGCCGTCATTGCGCAGGATGCGGATGCACGCCGCGTGGCTGACAAGCTTGGACACCAGCCACTGCTGCAGGAACGCCTGCCGAGGACGGCCGTCCACGTCCGGGAACTCCACCCAGCCCGGCTTGGGCCGGTAGGGTCGGCGCTCACCGTTGATGCGCACATAGGTATCCATGGGCAGCATCGACACCGAGTCAGCGATCAGCCGCACCGCCGCATAGGCGGTCGCAATGCGCAGCGAGTTGTCCTCGGTGATTGAGACACCGGCCAGCGTGCGGCGCGGGAACTCCGAGCCCGAGGCGAACAGCGAGGCGGCCGTGACGGCGCGCTCCTCGCCCCCGCTGATGAGTCGTCGCAGCATCACTCACGCTCCAGACTCATGCCGAGGGCAACCAGACAGATGCCGCCGACGACGATGCCAGCGGGGATGAACAGCAGCCCTGCGCCCACGGTGATCGCGGCCAAGCCTGCGATCTGGAGGATCGTGGACAGCATGAGGGCTCCTAACTGAAGAACATGGGGACCGGCAGAGGCGGCAGCGCGGGGTCCTGATTCATGGCTCGCTCTAGAGCCATCACCGCCGCCACGGCGAGGTCGATCTTGCGGCTGGAGTTCTTGGTCTCCTTCTGCAGCCGCGTGCCGCGCGAGTCCTGCTTGAGCACGGCATTGGACAGGTGTCGAGCCAGTCGAGGATCGCCGTCATGGCTCAGTGCGCGGGTGTTGACCATGTCGGACATGCGCTGCGTCGCGGGTGTCATGCGCGCAGCAGACTGCGGAAACTCTGTCACCGGCAGCCCATCGGCCGCCAGCACCTCCAGCGAGCGTGCCCAGCGGTACGGGTCAGCCGTGATCTCAGCGACCCGCCAGCGGCGGCACAGCGCGCGGATGTGTTCCTCGACGTCGCCGTAGTTCACGCGCCAGTCAGGCGAGCCATCGGACTCCCACAGGCCGCCGACGACCATGTGCGGGAACTCGCCCAGCTGCACCACCATGAGCGCGGTGCAGTCGCCCGAGAACGAACCGTCAAGCGCGAGCACCACGTCCGACCCGTCAGGGATCGGGCGCGCAACCCGGCACTCATCCCACGCCGACTGCGACAGCCACGCGCCCTGAATGCTTACCGGACGGTTGAACCAGTAGCGCTCCCACTGAGCCGGAGAAGTCTGCGGGTCGTCGTATGAGTCGGCGATGGCCTCAAGGTCCATCCACGCCGATGCCGGTCCGTAGACAGCCTGCAGCCCGACGATGCGGTCGCGCCGCTTGGTGGCGTCGCACTGCGGCGGCGCCTGGCGGTGATCGAACACCATGCCCTGCGCCTGCACGCGACCCTCGGCCACTGCTTGCGCGTAGGCGTGCGTGCCCTCAGCGACCGAGTCCTCGCCAGGGGCGTACATCGTCGTGGTCTCCATCGCCCAGCCCGAGGCGACCTTGCGCTTCAGCAGGTTGCGGATCACCGTCTGGTGCAGGCGCTTCAGGGCTGGGAGAGTCCACAGGTGAGTCTCGTCGAACACGACAAAGGTTTCCTTGCCGCCGTCCTTGCTGGAGTCCTTCGCGGTCTCCGGCTCAATGCTGCCGCCCTGCGGCAGAATGATGCGGGTCAGGCCGCTGTCAATCCGGCCGTAGTCGGCCAGCAGTGCGTCCGAGGCGGTGTCGGGGTCGAGCATGTAGCGGATCGCGTCGTAGGTGTTGCCGGACTGGCCCAGCTCGGTGGCGAAGCACGACACCATTGGGCGCTTGACCGGAACACCGACAGGCTCACCGACCGCGTAGGCGTAGCCCCACGGCGACACCTCGCCGCGCTTGGCGAAGTGATCGAACCGCGCCGGGCCGAGTGCCTCAAAGCAAGAGATGAACGCCGCCAGCTCTGACTTCGCGCGCCCCTTCGGGCGGCTGATCGTGCCTCGACGTACCTTGCGCGAGCCGTCAGCGTTGAGCTCGTAGCAGCGCAGGATGAACGCGGCGAACTCATCGTCAAGCTCAACCGGCTGGCCCTCAACATCGCCCGGTCCGTGAATTAGGTAGTGCTCAATCCACGCAATGGCCGAGAAGCCGAGAGTGATGACCTTCGGTCTACGCGGCGCCATCAGCCACGGCCTTGAGCAGCCGCTTGCGGCGATCAGCCTTCGCGGCTGGCGCGACAGGCGCAGCCTGCTTGACTTCGGAGTCGACCTGCAGCTTCAGACGCAGGCGGTCCTCGACAGTGGCACCGAACTTCGCCACGCGGAGCCGCAACTCGGGGGCGACCTTGGTGTCACCGTTCCACAGCTCGGTGTGCAGAAGGGCGGTCTCCATGAGCACGTCCCAGTCGGTCGGCGTCAGCATCTGCGCTTGCGCCGAGCGCCGCCAGGTGTCCCACCAGTCCAGCGTGCGGGGATGCCACGCGCCGTCAGGCAGGTCAGGACCACGAAGGTCGCCATCGGCCGCGACGAGCGTCATCTCGGCCTGACGGCGAGCGGTGTCGTTCGGGCGGGATCGCTCGGCCTTGGGCGCAGGACCTCGACCAGGCATCTTGGCGCCTCGCCTTCGGGTATTCTCACAGGACTGGGGGAATTCGGGGGGAACACAGGGGGCATCGCTATGTGGAAGCGCAAGAGTCAGAGCACCGCGACGCCGGCGCCGGTTCAGCCAGCGCCACCGCCGGTGGTCATCAAGAAAGCCCAGCCGGTCACGCTCGACGAAGCCAAGGCTTGGGCTGGCATACCCGCCGACATCTACCTCAACGACGACACCGTCGTCATGATGGGCATTGACGGACGCAGCCAGACACTCGCGCCCGGTGAGTACAAGGGCACCATCGAGAACAACGGGTCCTCGGTCTCCGCGCGAGTCAACGGACGACGCATCGGAGACCTGACAACCACGTCATTGCCCAACGCTGTTGAAGTCCTACGCGCCAGCGACGGCCAGTCAGCTCGCGTCATCGTCACCGTGACCGAGCGGCAAACGGCCTACGCACGAGCCCGCATTCTGTAACCTGCACACACAGCGAATGGGG